ACTGCCACATCCGCAGCATCAGTGGCTTTCATTATTTCTCTTGCGATGTCGTTGCAGAGTTCTTCCTGAAGAGTACCGCGACGGGCACACCACTGAGCAATGCGAGTGTACTTAGATAAGCCAATAAGTTTGTTGGCGGCGATAATCCCAATATAAGCGACCCCAGATACAGGCTGATGATGGTGACTACACATACTACGAAGCTCACTTCTAACCACCAACATACCTTCGTAGCGTTCTGCCGAGTCATTGGGAAAAGCGGTGGCGTCTGGTGCTGGTTCATATCTACCTTCCATTATTTCATTGAAGTACATCTTGGCCAGGCGTCGTGCTGTGCCCTTAGAGTTAGGATCGTTTTCACGATCAATCAACAATGTGTCTAACACTTTTTCAAATGCTCCTGTGGCTTCGTCGATTAGCTGAGTCTTTAAGGTTTCATCCAAATACTCACTGATGTTGTCGCCGGCCCAGAATCTCTTGCCATCTGTTTTCATTCTATCGCGTAGTGCGGCACTGAGATTCCGACCCTGTGTGCTACCGGCTTTCTTCCGTACATATGTTTGCCCTTCTACCGGCACAAACTCTTCGTCACTGCCGGCTAGTAATGTATCTGGCACGAATTCTTCTGACATGTTATTCCTTAATGGTTATAGTTCTCAAATCAGGATACTGCACAAACACAGGTTCTTGTGATTCGTATTGTGCCAACAATTCCAATCCACGCACAGCATCTTCAACAGAGGGCTTGTAGTGATATCCTACCTGGAAAGTCTTTTGTGACTGCCAGGGTGTGATATTTAGGTCGCGACCATCATATCGTTGTTTTATCATCATGTCATAAGCCCGCTTGTTATCAAGCAGTATAGCACCGCCATGGCCTATCTGTAAAGGCTTTGTGTGTCCAAAGCTCAAGCATTGCATCTGTCCATGTTTGTACATGTCTGGTTCCAAGCGTCTGGCACTATCCCAGATTCTGGTGTAGCCAAAATTATATTCTCCGATCCAGGTCTGAGCATCCTCTTCCAGATACACATAGTGGATGCCCAGCTTGTGCATGGTCATGGGTATGCTGAGATAGGTGAATGGAGTCATCTTGAGACCTCTCACTCGGTCATAGCGCAAACACATCTCGATGGCATGGGTGCAGCAATCAGTCATGATCGCATAAGGAGCACCGGTGTACGTGGCCAAGGCCTTTTCAAATTCCAATATCTTATCTAGCATACCAGTTCCATGCATGTTGTATCATATCATCCAATTCATACTGCATCCAGTTGCCGGCAACCATTCCAAACTTGGCAGCACTGGCAGTGAGCATGGGCGGATCGCCTGCTCGCGGGGCACCAAGTTGAACGGTCACCGCACTGCCAGTGACCCGTTGTGCTGCATCAATGATTTCTCTGTTGCTGGTTCCGTTATTGGATCCAAGATTATATACGCCTGCTGTGACTTTTGGATCCAACGCCATCACATGTGCTCGGGCAATATCAGCTACATGCACATAGTCACGAACACAGGTTCCGTCGGGGGTAGGATAGTCAATGCCGTTGAGCACAAATTCTTTGCCATCTCGAATACTTTCTAACACTCTGGCAATGATGTGTGTGGCGCCGGGTTCTTGTCCATGTCTACCCTCAGGATCAGCACCGCAGGCGTTGAAATAACGGAATGCCACATAATCCAGGCCGTATGCTTGGTGATAACTGGCCAGGATCTGTTCCACCATGCGCTTGCTTTCACCATATGGACTCACAGGTTCGCAAGGATCTACTTCATGACACGGAGTCATGATAGGTTTGCCATACACCGCTGCCGAAGAACTGAAGATGATTCTGGTCTTGGGCAAGGCATTATGTACAAGATCCAACAAGTGGGTGGTCTTGATCACATTGTTGTGATAATAATCTGACGGATGTTTTATGCTGGGCCCAACCAGGCTAGTGCCGGCACAATGCACGATGGCTGTGGGCACAAACTGTATCAGTTTTGTTTTGGCCTGATTGCTGTCGATATCCGCCTGCACAAACTGATCAAATACATCCTTGAGATGTGGCGGGCACGGGCGGCGATCAATACCCTGGACCTCATGTCCAGCATCTTTCAACGCTAGTGAGATCTGGCCACCGATGTAGCCTGCTGCACCTGTGACTGCTACTTTCATTGCACTTTCACCACTTGGTATTTCTCATGAGCCACATGATCACGATATCTGTTGCCAGCTCGGTTCCATTGCTCGCCACGTCCTTGGATGATGTCAATCACACGATCCACGGTACCGTTGTTCCAGTCTGAGATCAAGCCCATGTTGTGATGTGGCTCGCGAAGTAGATTCTGCATCTTGTGATAGGCATCATCTATTGACCAAGCTACATAAAGTCTGTTGGGATCATTTGCAAAAGTCTCGGGGAAAGACCGATAAGCAGGATACAGCACATTACATCCAAGGGTATCCGCTTCTGAGACGGTGTTTGAAACCCAATCCTGAAGAGCACAATTGAAAAGCACACGAGTTGAATTAAGGTGAGCATAGTATTCATTCTTGCTGATGTTGTCGTAGATTTTGAGGTTGCCTTCAGCTTCCATCCTGCGAGCACGAGCCACATACTCTGGGTTGTTGCTACGCAACTCACCACCTGAGTAGATGGCAAACTCACATGGTTCGTCAGTAAGTTGGCTGTACATCTCGATCAAGTCCATGAAAAAGCCCGGTTGCTTCTCTTGGTCAAAACGTGCTGCGAATCCCACACGGCGTGGGCGATCTGCGAATGGTCGGACGTTGCCAGCACCGCCAATGCGTTCCAGCACTTCAGCCTTGCCAAATGCCAAGCCCGAGATGTTGTAGATGGGCACATCCCATCCGGCCACTCTCATGTGCATGACCATTTCTTCATTAGTCGCAAGAACTGCTCCACCGCTATCCCGAACCATTTCACACACCATTTTCTCATAGAGACCCATCCACTTAGCCATCCCCCAGACATGAACAAAGTCATCGGGATCGATAGACTGAGCAAGACAGCGAACAAAAATGCGAGGACGCAGGTTCTCAGGCACTTGATTGAGTATGTACGGCAGCGACTCAATGCCTGGCTGAAACATGTCTTCAAAGTAGATAACATCTTCATTGGTGACTTCTCCTTGTTGCATGAGTCTGACCAGATTCATCAACTGGCTCATGCCAAAGTAGCTGCGTCCATGTGCGTCCAGCACTTGTCCAACCACGATCTTTTGGCTATTGTCTAAGGTGAGTCCGGGCACATACACCACGTCGAGATTGTGTTGGTCGAACACACGACGATTCCACTCGGTCAGCTGTAGTGTATAACGGGCCTCATAGCTTTCCAGCCCCATGTAGTAGAGTTTTCTCATGCGCGGTGTCCTGCCAATCTACGAGCATCTTCCCACCACATGTTCTTGGCATTCTTGCCTTGCGCATATTTGGTGTATTGCTGCCATGCGTAGCTCTTGAAGTTGTAGAGATCCGCTTCGTTGTAACGATATCCGTAGTCCTTGCAGAACTCCTCGTACTGCTCGAGATCATTGAAGATCTCAGTCACGCGGGGGTTGGTACGGAATGTGATTTTTGCCATGTTGTTTCCTATTAGAATTTGATTGAGTGGGCAGGTTGGGCGAGATTGTATTGTATAGATGCGCCGTTCTCACCATCCTCGGCAACATCGATCCAGATCGCTCGGTCTGGATATCTAGCAGCAATCTGATCGTAGAGATCATCCGCCATCATTTCACAGCTCTTGTAGTCTAGACTCAGAGTGGCATCGCGATACAGATTCTCAAGCCATCGTTTGAACTGGATGAATTCGATGTCTCGGTCATTATGGAACACATCGATCCACACCCGGAAATGAAAGATGTGACGATGAGGACTAGCAAGAAACGATACGTCATATTCATCTCCAGTGGCCAGTGCGGGATCTGTGTCAGCGGCTGGATATCGATGGATGCCTTCTTTGCGGAACGTGACCCAGATCTTGCGTTCTGCATGATCACGCACTCGCTTGCGTTGTTCTAGTAATATTTGTTCTCGTTGATTCATAGTGTTTCGTCCTTGGTATATTTAGACCAGTCAGTAAAGCGATCCCAATTTTGTAAGTCGTGTATGCTGTGACACCAAACGCCAGGGTTGGTAGCAGCAAAGTCTCGGTCGTCCAGTTTGAGTGTGGCATTGTAGCCCAGCTGCCGGATGTAAGGCATTTTCACAGAGATCATGGGAATGAAGTTGCGATAATCACACAATCCTGATTCTAGCAGTCCTTCCACGCATCGGACATCTATATCCAGGGTACATAGATAGTCGCGATCAAGAAAGCCTCGGATCATGTCTTCCCAAGGTTTCCATGCAGCAGCATCATTTATATCTGGATTGGGAAAACTTTGATTAGCACCAAAGTAGATATGACCCCGACCATTCAAGTTATATCCAATCCATTCCTGTTCTTGAATACCGACCACAAACAATGTGGGCATTCCAAATGCCGGAGTGTGTTCTACTTCAGTTCCGTAAAAGAACTTGACATCCTCATGACCTTCGCGGTTCATACTTGATCCTGTTCAAGTTGTTGTAATGCTTGTGAGTTTAACAGATCTTCTGGGTCACTGTCAACCTCTACCATGTCAAATAGAGCATTGAATTGTGTCCTGGCATTCATGGCTTTCTTGCCTTTGAATCCACGTGTGCCCACCACGTCCATCCAGTAGTTGTTGTAGTGTTCGATGATGTTCATGCTGTCGTGTTTGGTTGGAGCAGCAAAGATAGCTTCCACTATGTCATGGAATCGAGCATGGTCACCTTTTTCGTTCCACAGCATGCGAGGCCACTTGGTGCCAGAATCATATTCACGATTGGCACGTTGTACCGATTCCAAATGTGTCCATACATTGTGACCCATCAGCAATGCATATGAGAATGAGTCCCATGACGTCCGACCTTCTTTGCCGATCTTGTTGAGATCACCGGGCTTGTAGATACAGATGTCTTTCATGGTAAGATGTTGGCTGATAGGGCTTTCATCAAAGTGATTGACCAAGCCATCTGCTACCACAGCTGGCCCATATGGGCGTGTGTCTGTGCTGTACTTCTTGTCGTCAGCTATGGGGCTCATTCTATAAGACCACTTGCTGTTGTGCGTGGTATCAATCTCATGATACACCTGACCGTTAGCAGTGGCCAAGAACGGGCTGGCACAATCAAAGCTGATGGTAAAAGCCGGATTCACATGCCGGCGAACTGCACGTTGGATAGCAGTGAGCAGCACCGCCCATTCCAACTTACTTGTGCCCAAGAAGTGCATCCAGTCATGTATGCCTTCCTGAAAGAGATTGTCATAGCGCAAGGTGACCAGACGTTTGAGCACCAGATGCACGTCGCACATGTTCTGTCCACCCATTGACCAGCCATCAAAATGTGTGTCTGGATACTGGGCAGGGTCGCAAAAGTGTTTCATCTCTTGGTACCACGCATCAGCTGATGTGTGATTGTCGCCCTGCAACACATTCAAAATCTTGGTGCCACCATTGCGAACACCTTTGCGGTGCCGCATGAAGTATTCGTTGTTGAACTTGGTGGCGTCCACAGCTTCTTGCAGCGTGGTGATTTGACAGGCCTTGGATGCTTTTTTATCGTGTATGACCCAGGTTGGAATATCAAGTGTCATGCAGTAGTCAGACACATTGTCCAGCCAATTGAGGATTGACTCACGTTTCTTCTGTGCTTTGGCACAGCCCGAGTTGGCTTTCCAGTCACCTTCCCACAGGCCTTTGGCAATCTGGAATCCACCAGAGTCGCCCAGCATGAACGTGCCTGGTTCTCTGTTGCGAACCATGTCTTCCGACCAGTCCTGCTTGTTCAAGTCCAGGTTGGCATGCCCACCTGAATACAGGCTCCACCGGTAAGGAAACAATGCTTTAGTGCTGTTGAGCCAGTTCAGTTGTTCCATGTCTGGTATGCCTGTGGGCATTCGTGCAGGATCCACATAAGGACCATTCACTGGATCCCGTTGCTTGCCCACGAATGTGGCATAGAATCCAGATATGGCTGGCAGGAACACAGCATAGTCATTCTGCTTGGCAGTGAGATTGTCTTGAGTCATACCTGTACCAGGGCTACTGCTATGCGCAGTTTTTCTTCAGCGTCACGCACCGCTGCCATGAGATCAGCCACAGCAGGATGCTTCTCAGCCAGTGTCTGCATCCTGATTTCTTCTCCACGCTTTTGATCCGCCCAAGCAATGGCATCCTGGGCATCCGATGTCAGACTCAAATTCACAGTGTCCATCTGTACCGGATGCCACATTGTGCCATCATACACTTCCAAGCCCTGAATTGTGGTGTTGAACCGAATATTACCCAGCCCTTGAGCACCGCTATAGTTGTTCATATAGTTGGTGGCCTGGTTGTTCGTAGTGGTTAGATATCGACCACTGCCATACACATGTTTGATCATTTTGACTGCGCTGGTAAGATGTAGTTATAAACTGCGATACCTGAATCCACAGTGATCTGTGCAGCACCATCGTCGCTGATGCGCATGATCTTGTCTCCAGTGAGACACAGGATGCTGTGTACCTGTGCAGCAGGCCAAGCCCAGGCACGTTTGAGTGAGCCTTTCACTCCAGGATGGAACACAAAGTTGCCTGCGTGTGTGGAGTGGTCACCAAAGAACAATTTAAGATCTCCGTTTTCAATCTTCACTGTGAAGTTGGCTTCTTCGGCATTGGCAGTCATCTGCCATTTCAGTCTCTGGATAGCAGCATTGGTGGGTTCAAATTCCACATGCCATGTGGCACCTTTGAACTTGGCTGTTTTGAGTTTGTCATTCACAATCTCACTGGCCATGAACCTATAGGTGTTGCGGAAGTCACCGGCCTTGTTTTCAAAGTTGATACCATCTGGCTCTCCAGTGGCTCGCTTGGTGATGGTGAGCGTGGCATCTTCACGATACTCTTGCAAGTTGATCAGAGTCTTGAGCTTGCCAAGATTGGGCATGCCAAATGTTCCGATAAACTCGGGCACAGGATTTTTAAAATCCGCTTGTACTACCACGCTCAAGTCCTCGGCCAAGCCGCTCATGCTGGTGGCAGTATCGGTGCCAACAATCTTGACCAAGCTGATACAGCCCAGGTCATATGTGTGTTCAACTAAATCTAATAGATAATCTTTCATACTAATCTCCTTGTATTGTGTATAGTATATAGGTTTTTTCACTGACCCACAACTATTTTGGCCAATGACTGGCCGCCTCTTATGCTGACAATTTCGCCAGGCTTCTTCAACTCTATCCACTTGGCATCCAACAATCCATTGTGTTCAAATGTCACTGCGTACCCATGCTTGTGTGCCAGGTCCCATATTTTCACACCTGGGGTATAACACATGAAGTTCTTTTCAGCAAATGACACACAATGCCACAGGTCGCAGTTGTTGTAGGTAAAGATCAACACACCACCGGGTCGCAACAGTTGATACATTTCTGCCAAGTAGTCGTCGATCACCGACAGCGGTTTGTAGTTGAAGTAGTTGTAAGCAAAGATCAACCCAAACTGATTCTTGGGAAAGTTTTTGAATATGGGTCGCCTGACATAATCGTTTATGGTGTACAAGCGCAAGCGACGTTGATATTCGGGTAGATATCTTTCCTTTGCCGGCTCAAGTAATCCAACGTCATGATCCACTAGATACAATGGATCCAGTGCTACCATGCTGTCTATGTAATCTTGCATGGCAGGTCGGATGATCATGCCGGGCAGTCTCCAATCGGCATAACTTTTCACTCTGGCCAACAAGATGTTTTCGCTAGCCCGGTCAATTGGCAATCCTCGATTGAGGATATGTTCTACAGTATCTTGTGAAAACTCTTCTTGATAAACTCGCATGCTGTGATCATACATGCCGGGGTCTCTTGATTCAACCATGTGTTGCAAGGACCTTGACACATTGGCGAACGAGTTTCGGAATGCATCAACTGACTGCTTTACTGCGTCAAGATCCTGCTCAACATTCTGTATGTCTGATTCCGCACGTATCTCGTTGCTGCTCACATGATGCAGTATATCTTCAAGATGTCGTACGAATTCACTGCCAACTGGATCAACACGTAGGCTATCTATCTGATTTTTAAATTGTACAATTTGGCTGAGTGTCATTCAAAAGAAAATAAACTAGTAAATGTGTTTTCTGTGTTGGTACTGGACTTTAAATCCCACCCCAACACACCCAATAGATTGTCGATCTTTTGATCTACTACAGTGGCCTCCATCTCACCATCATCAAATGGCAAGTCCTTGAACCATTGTGGCAAGTGCATCTCATCTGTGGGGTAGCCAATACTGGTCCAACCCAAGGCATTGCCTTTGAGCTTGCACACGATGGTCTTCATGCCATCCACGATCTGCATTGAATAGTTGTCCGAGTTCATCCTACGCAAGTTGTTCCAGTTCATAGCTGCTCGCACATGTCCTGGCATGTTGGCTTTGCCCAGTCGTTCTTCTTCTTTTCTATACTTGGTCAGATTGTTCACACGCTTGGGCGACCCCTTCTCCCAGCCCGGCCGTTCCATGAATACATACTTGAACTCTCTGATGCGCGCCACGATCTCTTCTCTCTGTGTTCCTGTCAGTACCTTATTTAGAATCTCGCTCAGGAACTCTTGAATTATCACGGGTGTGTCTGATCTTTTGAGATCCAACCCCATGGCCTTTACTTTACCCGGCTTGCCATTCACATCCACACGCTTGTTCTCTTTGTCAATGTACAGCACAGCATAACGCTTCTTGGTGATGAACAAGCCAGTTCTGGCCACAATCTCTCTGCCGCCGCGTATAACAGACCCCATCTCTCTCGGGCAGTGGAATGCCTGTTCCATAAAGCCGGGAAACGATTCATTCACTTGATCTGCTATGGAGTTGTACAGCGCGATGCAAGTCTCAGCGGACCATTCCATACGACCTTCTGTAACTTCTTTTTCCAGCATAGGCCAGGCAGTGAAGTAACATGAGTCTGTGTCACCGTAGATGATTGATTTACCTGTGTGATCATACTCGCCTGTGATGCATTCGTTCACATACGCATCCATATGCTTGGCAATGGAGCGACCTACCAGTGTGGTTGATTGACCAATGCGCTTGTCAAAGAATCTACAACCAGGATTAAGAATAGCACCATACAAACTGTTTAGGTTAATCTTCTTGACCAACTGACGTTTGTCCCAGTATTCAAACTGCACATCATCTTTGCCCTCATATTCGCCGGCTTTCTTCTGCATGTTTTTGCGTTCAGCATACCAACGCTTGAGCAGGCCCGGAATCACTGCTTCCTTCTCGTAAGTGAAGATGGTACCGTTTGCACTCAAGATCCAAGGCTGGTTGGAATCAAAAATCATCCTCCATATCTCGGCACCGGAGTGTATGGTCTCTGTGCCATCTTGCCAGTCTATAGTGATTTCTGTGCCGCGTTGTTGTTCCATCACGGCTGTGTATTCAAGGCTGGCAAACAATCCCTCCCAGGCAGCAGCAAAGCTGTCGCCCCGGGCCATCTTGTCATTGATTAGCCGATCAGTCATTATGGGCCGCAATTGGCCAACAACGGTTTCCTGCCCCATGTTGAGGGCCCTAATAGCACTGGGATAGAGCGAGTTGATGTCGATGGAGCCAATCCATTCGTGGATGCCTTTTTTGGGATAAGCAACATAGGCACCTGCGGCTTGCGTGTCTTCACTGGAGAGCCTTTCTTTGCGATTGGGAACTACCATACCACGTTCATGAGCTTCCACAATGATGGCCTGCTCAGTCACTGCCACTGCACCCATGGTGGTCTGCAATAACACGGTATTCTCATGTGCCAGGGTGTTGGCCAGACTCAAGAAACGCAGTTTCTTGTCCAGCTTGCCTATCAACATTGTGTCCTGACGATTGTAATCAATAAAGGTCTTGAAGTTCTGATTGTACAGTTGATCCAGTGTGCCTTCGAATGCAGTCTTGCGACCAATCTCTTCGTATTCACCAATGGCATCCAGTGCATAGCTGTGACGCTCTTCATAGGTGTATTTGCGATACAGTTGCATATAGTCCATATGCACACGGCCTATCAAATCAAAGGTCTCGTTCTCTGCACCAAAGCGTTCGAACATGCGTGGCTTGGGAAACTGATTCCACAAACACATGCGTCGTGTGTCATCTTTGCTTAGTACCCTGCTGATACGATTCACAGTGTAGGGTATGTCATAGCCTTCTGAGTTCCATCCAGTGAGAATGTCAGCATCCTGGATCAAGTCCAAGAACGTGTTCAGCATGTCTGCTTCTTTTTCAAACACAAAGCAGTTGTCAAACTCTGCTGCAATGTCTTGTGCAGTTTCCATGCTCATGTGTCGAGGTGGCACAGCCAGCGTGACCAGTTGATCCATCCAATCCATGTACACGGAAATTGCAGTCACAGGATTGAATGGATCTGTCACAGGTGAGAATCCGCGTTCGGGATCAAAGTCCACTTCGATGTCAAAGAATGCTGTGTGTAGTTTGGGGCCGTCTTGGCCTTTGTAGTTGTCCTCTAAACAACGGAATATGGGATTGATATCCGATTCGTAGATGTTTTTGCTGGAGTGCATACGCACTTCTTTGCGGAACTCTTTGTTGTTCTTGCTAGAAAATCTTGCTACAGGTGTGCCGTAGATTGATTGGAATTTTCCACGCGGGTCATCGTAGTAGAAAACATAGTTGGCCGGATATTCTCGATAGACTCTTTGCCCATCTTTCCGTTCAACCACATGGATTCGATCGTGTGCGCGATCATAAAGTGCATCAACGTAACTCATTGTTCTCCGTTTATGGCCGGCGGGCCGTGATTCATGCTCGTGTCGTGAGCGACTCGTTGCTGTTAAAAGCAATATTTATAGAGTTTTGCCAACAGTTTCCAGAATAGTTTCCAGCAACTCGTGGTCTTGTTTGGCTTTGCCAAATTCGGCTTTGTGTGCGATCTTAATAGCTTTTTTCAGCACAGCAGGTTTGATTTCCAATTCTTCAGCCACTGCCTTAATGGTATCATTCAGGCCGCCTTGCAAGGTATCAATCTCGTGCATGACCTGCATGCCTTCGTTGATGATTTGGGTGAGTTTGATCTTTTGATCGCCGTTGAAAGATTTGTCTGACATGGTGTCTCCTAGTAAAACGCAAGTATAATT